ACCTGTATCATCTGTGAAAAAAGCATCATCGAACCAAACACCGGGCGCCCTGCGTAAGCCCGATACATCAGCCCCAAAACTAGCACCGCTGTCTAAACTATCATATGTTGTATGGAATACAATGCCAAATCTAGATTTTTCAATTTCTCTACCTAAGTCAGAATCAGCCGGCACAGCGTAAACAATAGTGTTGGGTTTAAAGCGATAATGTGCTTCTCCGTCAATGTCTACAGTCTCAATCATTTCATCATCAAACATAAAATCACCTTGTAATATATTTTTGATATTGAGTTGAGGCAAATATTCTAGGGCTTTAGTAAGTTTATCTACCAGCCCGGGCGCATGCCCATGATTTCTAATAACGTCGTCAGCGGTATAATTAATTTTTGGCACTTTATTAAAAATTGACTTTGTACCTACAAAAAATCTACCGTTTTCAGGATTTATACCAGCAAAGATTGCAGGCGCTCCGTCCCATTTGACGGACGTTTGAATTTTAGATGAGGAATTACCCTTTAGAGTTTTTAAAAGCTCTAGAAGGAACGCTCTGGCCATTCTATAGCCTTCTGGGCCTTGGGTCAATACCAATTCCTCTAGGTGAGTAAGATGTGTATTGGCTTTACCCATTATTCGTCACCTTTGCTTTCTTCTAGTAGCTGTAATTTTTCATGAAGGTCCATATTTTCATTCATGATCCTGCGTGCATATTTCCGCACTTCGCGAATGTGCTGCTTTGCAAGTTGGAGTCTTCTTTTTTCCGAGACTGTTCGAGGTTTAAGATTGGAAACTATTTCTTGGAGACCTTGGATATAGGTAAAGATAGTTCTCTCGTCCAAGTCCTCATTTATTAAAAAGTTTCTCCATTCTGAATCTAATGACATAATTGTTCCTTCCGTTATTGTCGTTAATAACAGGTTTTTTATAAACTTGTTCCTAAGTTTTTTAAGCTCAATTTTTATATTCGCCTGTCATTTTATCACTATCCCTTACGTTTTTGTAATGCTTCTTGTAAAGCTTTCTTTACAAGTGCTTCGATTTGTTCTTTAGTTGGCTTTTTCTTAGCATCAACATCTGAATCTTCCTTGTCTTTGCCATCATCCGGCTTGCCTTTCTTCGCAATCTTTACCTCATCTATTTCTTCTTCTTCGACAACTTCATCAGCTTCTTCCATGGGACGTTTTCTATCCTTGGTTACCCTATCAGAACCACGCGACTGTTGACGAACTGGATCGTCTCTGCCTGTAACTTCTTCTAGTTCCTCTTCTTTGTTTTCTTCAAGTTCTTCTTCTGCTTCTGCTTGAAGTTCTCCCTCACCGTTAAATTCATTAAACTCGTCGAGAGTATTAAATTTAAACCCCCAAGCTTCAGAAAGAAGTTGAGTTAATTCTTTGTTTTTCCAATCTTTTGTGGACATCTTATTTTCTCCTTTTTGTAGATGTTCTAAATAAATAGTGTTTTTTAAACTGTCTTCCCAGTCACGGAAGCACATATTTCCTTTTTCGTAAGCTTCTCTTTCCATTTCGCGCATGTGTTTATCGTTTTGTGCATAGCCGGCGTCTGTATTATGACTTCCGTCGAAATCTCCTCGACAACATTGAGCATGGTGCACCAATTCGTGTGAAATTGATCTCATAACATCTTTTGGATGTCTACCGGTGATATAAACAGTGATGCTTTTTCCTCCCGGATCATAATAAGCAGTCTTCCCTAATGGGTTTTTAGCATTTTTATCATCCCCTCGTAAAAATAATTTAGGGGGTGCGTCAAATCCCATACGCTTTTGCGCAAAAGGTAAAAATTGTTTTATAAGTGGTGAAATTATTTCAATCATTTGATAACCTATTAAATATAAAAATAGTGTTCTCTTCTAAGTAGTTTATTAATAAGTCTTTTAACTGTCTCCGAGAACTTCGGTTGTTTTTGAGACTAATTTTAGGCTTAAAGTAAAATGTTCCATCTCATTATTAGAATTAACAGGAATAACTTTTGATACAGATATCAACCGGTTGTGGCGCATTTCATTTTTAATTTCTGTGACAACTCCATAATTTTGAATCCAACTTTCGGAGTAGTCATCCCACGATGACCACTCAACAATATCACCAATTGCAAAATTTTGGGAATGGAGTTCACCAAAGGCCTTTTTTTTATCCATTATATGAAACAATCCATGAACAAACTCCATTAATTAGGTGCTTTATCATAATCTTCTCTGCTTCTTTAAAATCAGTGTAAGGTCCATCACCCTCAGAAAGATTGATGTTCTGTTTTTGGTCATGATTGTTATCTTTCCAATAAACTAGAAAAGATTTTTGATTTGATGCACGAATACCACCATGATCAGAAACATAATATTTTCTTTTGCGTTTGCCCATCCTGTCATAAATAGGTTCATATTATTTGTTTTTTGCTAAAATTAATGCCAACAAGGTTATTATAGTGAATTCATAACCCCATACAACATAAACCCCCCAAAACAACAAGAGACTAACTATTGACTTCCAAAACGCATTAAATGTAAATAACATCAATTAAATCCAAGATATTCAATTTCATCGGGATCTATTAATATTAATTCGTGTGTTATAGTATAAACCAATGTCTTACCTTTGATATCAAATTTTTCAGCAACTATAAAAATTTTCATCCCTCTTGCAAGTTTAACAAAATTTCTATCGATATAACTAAAGAAGAAACTTTCACCCGTGCCTTTAATATGATACTCTGGAAAAAGCTTTTCAACATCTTTTACATCACCAGATATTTGACCGGAAATACTTTTGATTCTATCGGTTAATTGTTCTTTAGTGATCATAAAGTAACTACAATTGAAAAATACTAAAAAATATTCCCGGAACAAATATAAATGATTTTAATAATAACACAACAAATAACTTTTGTTTATTTACTACATTATTTTTGATAACGCCATCAATGCACCCATGACAAACTGAACAACCATAAAAATTGTAACTGCTTTGGTTTTAAACATTTTTAATTCTTCAATGTCTTCAAGAGCAGTTTTAATTTGCGGCGGTGATGCAATATCATCCATTTTTTCTTTCCACAATTTTAAATCTTGTACTCGGTCTTCCTTAGCTTTTAATTCAGTTAGTTGACCCTTCATATCTTGAAGTTCAGTTCTGAGGGCCTCAATGCCATTAGACATAGTCTCTAATTGTTGCAACACTAACTTTGAATAGGTTTCCCAACCGTTACTGTTAGACATAATGAATCCTCCATGATATAATTAGTTATCTCAAAGGACTTTCTCAGGAATTCCTTCGACCACTTTATAAATGTCAAAGTTTTCTATACGACCTGTTTCAGATGTTTCGTTTTTTACTGCTTTCATGTCAACAATATTGTTTTCAGAATCATCATAAAATTCTATTTCTCTAATATTATCATACTTTGAAAGGATAACATCTCTAATGTATTCACCTTTATTGCCGCCCTCATTACCAATCATAATAATATCTCTGGTCTCAATAGGTTCATCAAATGTTTGCAGAACTCTGTGGATATCATCAATTGAAATTGGTGCTCTGGCAGTTAAAACCATTACTTGTGTATTGGGGTCTGCTAATCGATCTCTTAAAATTGATGTAACGCTGGGGTTTTCAACTGCATTATGTACTTGATCGAGTGGCGAGAAATCAAACTCATAATTACCATCAGCCTTTAATTGGTCATACTTCTTTTGTGTGCGAATTTTAAACTCTTGGCCAGTTCGCTTATCGATGGCATTAATATGTCCTTCAGAAAAAGCTATTGTCTCATCAAAATCAAAGACCGACAAACGAGTTGCAGTTTCAATATTTTCAAGTATAACGTAATTCCGCCAATTTTCAAGTAGGAGTTTCATCCAAACGCCCTCTTAAACCTCTCGGGCGTTTCCGCTTCTGCGGAGACATCCAAGATTTTTGCCTTGATTGTCGAATCTTTACCTCCACAAACATATGCTTTTCCAAGTCTGTGGTTCCCATCCAGAACATATCGGTATTGTCCACCGCTCTTTACAACTATAATCGGATAATCCAAGCTGGCTGCAGCCATTCTGTTAAGTGCCTCATCGATGTTTCCACCGCCGACTGGTAATGTGGGTAGTTGTTCTATCAATTCACCAACATTAATATCAACAGTCTCATCTCCCAGATAATCAACCACCTCTCCAATTGTAACCTTATCATCATCAGTTTCCCACGATGTATCACGCCAATCTTCTGTTATATACTGTCGCCAATTTTCAAGTAGGAGTTTCATTCTTCACCTCCGAGATCAAACATAACTAACTCATCTCTACCGCCTCTATTGACAAAGCCATAATTAGCTGGATTAGTATCAAGAAACTTAGACTCTATACCAATAAAATCAGCAGCAGATTGGAGATCAGCAATAAACTCTATGGCTAAATCGTATTGTTCGTCGGATAATTTGTGAGATAGACATTCTTCCCCGTGACCAACACAGGCAATTGCTTCAAATCGAGCATCGTTATCAATATCGTAGATGCCCTTAGAATTACTATATGGAACAATGTATTCCATCTTAACCTCTCCGCCCTGTACATCAAATACCTTTGCTACACCACGAATGTCTTGATCAACTGCTCTTTTATAAGTTTTAAGATCTGGGTTATCAAGTGGTAAGGACTTAATATAAAACTCACCCTCTTGTCGTCCAGTGGGATTGAATTCTTTCAAATACTTCCGCCAATTTTCAAGTAGGAGTTTCATCCTGCACCTCCAAACATTCTCTTAAACACTTCTGGAGTTTCTGGATTATCTAGATCCAAGATTTTTGCTTTTATGCTCTCGACCTCTTCATCGATTGCTTTTTGAAGACGATGATTTCCATCTAAAACAAATCGGTATTGTCCACCGCTCTTTACAACGATAACTGGATACTCTAAACTTGCGGCTGCCACTCTTTCTGCTCCGCGTGTTGGTAAAGGGGGCAATTGTTGCGAGAGTTCTAAAACATTAACGTCAACAGTTTCATCTCCTAAATAATCAACCACATCTCCGATTGTAACCTTTTCATCATCAGCTTCCCATGATGTATCGCGCCAATCTTCTGTTACAAACTTTCGCCAATTTTCAAGTAGGAGTTTCATCTATAATCTTTTCCAAATTGGATAGGCTGTGGTCTGTCCAGAAATAGCACCAAAGGTTCCGTTATTGCCATTGCCGGAAGTGTCTGCAATAGTAATTCCGCTTCCTTCACTAAATCTCCAATATCCCACAAGATCATCGGCACCTGTATAATTATGCCTAATTCCATTATTATATACTTGATTAGCAAAAGTTCCATCAGAATCCTTGCAGACATTATAAATAGCTACATTAGTAAGAGCACAAGCAAAGCCTTGAGTATATGAACCATCGGTATTACGACCTCCAAAATATATTGTCCTAGCTGCAGTTTGGTTAGCCCAACGAGTATTGGTATTGCTAGTCATTCTTGGATCATTATTTATCCACATTCTAACTTTCCTTTCGCCTGCTCCTTTATCATCGCCAGTATATGTTATCACCCAATTATACCATTTACCTACTTCCATTGGATTGTTTATTCCAGTAACATTAGTGCCTCCAATAGCCACGTTTATATTTCCATTTGAGTGAATACCAAATTTAAATCGTGACTCCGGTGAATTGTTCTTAGAACCTAAGATAACCGATGTTTGGTTCATTGTTTCGTCTGGCCTGACCCAAAAAGAAATAGTAAACCCATTCCAAAGTTCGTAAGTATCAGGATCGAAAGTAGTTGTTGCATATGAATCAGTAGCTCCGGATCGATCGCCACTGAAAGTTAGGGCATAATTCTCTATGACGTATTTTTTCTTGGACCGCCCGGGCTTGCGGCGGTATGCTAGCAGATTGTCACGCTTAAACATTTCCATTGCATGCTCTAGATCTAAAACAGCCAGCCTTTGATTAAGAGGATCGGCTAACCAACTATCCCAATCAAGATCTTGAAGAGAGGGTTCACGATTTTGGATTATAATCCTTATTTCTTCAAGCTTATCATTCTTTTGGGCTTGACTTTTTATCTGAGCCATCAAGACATCAAACTGTTTATCCCATTTTTGTTCTGCTAATTTTTCTTTTCTTTTAATATATCGCCGGTGAAACCGCTCATCTTCCTGTTGTTCCACAAGAAGTTTTCTGCGCCCAGCGATCGCTTCTTGCTCGCGAAGTTCGACTTCTATTTTAGCAGCCCGGCGCGCCTCTTTTTCAGCTTCTAGTTCGGCTTCTTTTGCCCGCTTCCTTTCCAGCTGTTTTTGTTTACGCCTCATATATTCTATGGTTATTGCCATTTATAACCCTCGCCAATTTTCAAGTAGGAGTTTCATATTAACTAAATAGTCCGAGGTCGGTGATAACAAAATCTTTCGTCCCGGGGCGAACCATCACATTCCCAGAGTGAACATCTTTTGGCTGCCACTTCTGATCATCATGAAAATATCTCATTGCATTCATAAGTTGCCGCGCCTCTGGGAACAGCTTTTCTATGCTTTTTGGTGAACGCCCAGCAGTTGATACTTCTCCGTGTCCCTGATGAATGGGCACTATTTGTTTTTCGAGGGTTCTTTCGATGGAATCTGTGAGGGTATCTCGAAACGTTTCCGGCAAAGAATCATACCATCCCGGATCTTGTTCTAAATACGGAAGAGATTCATCAACAATTAAATCAACAATTGTACTCGGTGAAACCCAGTTAATGACTGGCTCACCGCCTTCGGAACCCCAACTGATAATTTCTTCTTCGTTATCAATAATCTTTTTGAGAACTTTGTTTGGAACATTCATTAAAATCTTCTTCATTACTTCTCGATTTCCTTGCACTAAGGTCAAGTTGCCAAATAGGGCACCAGTGATAATATCATAGGCTGCTTCTGGGTCTTTAAATATTGTAGCATACTTTTCGTGTCTTGACAAGTCGGCATCGTCAGAGTTTAAGCGAAACAGATCTGTTTTTACTCTTTCTGGAATATCTTGGAGAACCTCCATTAAAATATAAAAGTCTTTTTCCTCATCAACCACTTGGTATACATCTGGCAGGTATTTAGCATACCTCTCTGGCATGGAACCTTTTTTTTCCATTGCAAAACGATAGTTTTTGGCTTCGCGCCCGGATGTTGTTGGGCCGCCATTCTTTGCGTGGGTCACAACCTTTAACGCATTGCGCTCTCCGGTTTCTTTGTTCTCAACCAAGAACACTTCACCCATTTGACCCTTACCGAGCTTCTTAATATAGTGAAAACCGAGTTTGTTAGCTGTCTTCTTAACTCTCGTTAAAAATTCCTCTTCTTCTTGGCGCGGCCCACCAACCATGGTGGCAGTGTCAGCATTGTTAATATCAAACGAAGCTTCTTCGTTTATAAACTTCCGCCAATTTTCAAGTAGGAGTTTCATTTTATTTCGTCTACAGATTTGTCCATCTCGTCATCAAAGTCTGTGCGTAATTTAATCATAGGGTTAAATTTTGCATGTCTTCTATCAAGAACAAGCGAGCCCTGCGGCTTTACTAACTCACCCTCAACCTCAACACCTTCGAAATCAATTTCGGTTCGTTGTTTATAAACGACTTTGGGTTCTTCTTTCGGATCGTCTGCATATGCGAGACTTAATAATAAAAATAATAAATACATATCTTAATTAGTCAGGCTTATTAAAGAAGTCCACTAACCCAAGCATCAATTGCTGCAGCACTCCAACCACTTATACCGTGTTTAAGGACCATTTCTTTATTAACAACCACCAAGGTAGGCCATCCACTAATTGGGTAACCCGTTTTGGCTGCCGGATCTATGAGAGTCCTATCACCAGCTAAAACTGGAATTTTGATATTGGCCATGGCCACCCATTTTTGTAAATCTTCCTGCGTTGGCGGGGCCCCATATTCATTTTCGATTAAAACAGTTAGCCAAATAACATTTTCTTCGCCATATTTAGCGACCAATGCATCGCCTTCGGCTGCAATGTTAACGCAGACGCCACACCACATAGTAGAGAAATCAATTACAATTACTTTGCCATGATAGTCATATAATTCTACCTCGTTGCCATTTTGATCCAATAAAGTAAAGTTGCATGGATGTTCATCGACTTGCTGGCCACATTCTTCCCAAGTCACCCAGCTGCGATCATCAGCCGGCGGTGCAGTATCGTATGCTATATCTGAAACATTCAGTTTTGCGGGGCAACTTATTAAAATTGACCCCACCATGAATGTTGAAATTATTTTAAAAATTGTTTTCATTTATACTTCTCCATATAGCATGCTGACCAAAATAAGCTGTTTACGTGAAACTTTAATAGTAAATAGTGCGCCTACTATTCATATATCATTGTTTTCTAAACCACGCCGATTATAACCACCCTTGGTCCAGGTCTTATTCATCATATGTCCCGTGATATTATTATCTTTAAAACCAAGTGCATGACCTATTTCATGCTCTAGAATTCTCTCAGCGTTTTCCCATCCTGTGATAATCTCTATTTTAGATTTTATAATTTCGCCAGTTTCTGTTTTCCACCATATTCGAGTTGTACCCAAATGGTCGCCAAATTTGAAGTCTTGGCTGGGGATATCAAGTAGAATCTCATTATGAGAGGGCACACCAGTAGCACAATTATAATTATATTGTTCTGCTTTTGTGATTGATCCGAATTCGTGACCAAGATTTTTCCAAAATCTAGTAGCTTTTTCTAATCTATAAACAGATAATCTAGAAGAAGGGCAAATAGTGATATCCGGAGGAGTTTTCCATCTTTGGCTTATAATACGATTGGTTTTTGAAACAGACATATGATCACAATCTTTTGCTACCTGTACTTCTATAGGAGGAGTAGCAAAAGCTATTTCAGGCTTAGGATACACTGATATTAATTGTAAAGCGATAGCAACGCCCACGCAAAAACCCACAAGGTGCCCTCCTATGGTATTACATTAATATCTAGTCTTAACTATAAAGAAACTGCTTCCAAGTTTTAACAAGATTTTCATTTAACCCGCGGGTGGCAGGAGAATCTGGCTCATCCCACGCGCCTGAATTCATATTTGTCTTGATTGTTGCTAACGTCTTGTTGAATACTCTTGTAAGTTCATCTTCATCGTCCATATTACCCTCTACAAGGTCTCTAAAAAGCTCAGCCATCTTATCGGGCTCATCTGAATTTATGGAGAATATAGCGGTAACTCTCGCGTCTCCACCAGAGTCTACTGTTTGTGTCGTCATTTGCAGAAAATATTCTGTTTCAACTTCTTTTTGTGGCTGCTCTAATAGGTTTCTGCGTAAAGCAATCTTGTAATCGCGAGAATCTAAAAGTTTAAACAATACACGGATATCCATTCCCCACTCTTCGGGATTATAATCAAATGAGTATCTTGCGGTGGATTCATATGATTCACTATAACCACCGTCGGTGTCGAGATCCCATTCATAAGATGTGAGTTCACCATCCTCAATTTCCATAGCTAATTTAAGGTATTCTCCGCCTTCCATCCAGCCTTCGCGCTTTAAAAACTCTTCAATTGTTGCCTGAAAACCATCGTGTTTATCATCCATTTTGGTATCAAGT